GTCGGTGACAATCCCAACGCACGTAGATGGACGCAAAGGTTCTCAACTACAGCGTCTGTTAGGTCTGAAACGGTACCTAACAGAAGGTTGTCGTCGCCGCAGACGAGCATGAGATAGTCAAAGTCCGGCAAGCCACTCTCGTGTGCAAGAGCGTTTATAATCGAACCAACAAGGTTAGTATCAGGTTCGCCAGAACCCAAATTCACCTTTTTGACCTCACGACCGGCAGCGTCAACCTTCTTCCCCAAGTTGAACTTGACCCCATGTGCCGACATACCTCGACCCGCTGTGGCAGTTAACCACGCGTGGGTACGCAGCGACATCCCCATCCGAGGGAAGAGAGACCTACCATGGCCGAGCAATTCATTTTGAAGGGTACTGTCGTATAGCTTGAAGTCATCGCTAAGTCCAACGATTTCTTGCCAGCCTCCTTTACGCTCAGCAAACTGGTCCATAACTGAACCGATCTGATCTGGGGTAAGGCCGCTACAGTACAGGATTCGGCTATCAACACCGTTCCACACACGACGCACTTGAGACGCCAGTTTGGCGATCGAAGGACCAGCCATAACTTTAATCTCATCATCCACGGCAACAATGGCACGTGGCTTATGCAAAGGTGCAGGAGCACGGGTGAAGGCTTTATCCTTCTCAATCTTCGTGAAGAGATCGCGCAGATACTCTTTAGGTTCAAGATCCTTAACCTTCTCATAAGCCTTCAGAAATTTATCGGCCAAGTGGCGAGGAAACTTCTTAACCCAATGAAAAACATCATCTGGACGTTCCTGGATCCGAACAGTCAGCAGCTCATCACTACATTTAAGAGGACCGCTGAACTTGGCGAATGCAACAGGATCAACCGTGGTATTGTCAGTTACGACACGATTGGTGATGCTAACTAGGTCCGCCGCTGCTCCTTGTTGATGTACAGATGGTACCGGAGAACTAAACACCATTCCCCCAATCCGCAGCAGTTCATTAGCTCTAGCGGGATGGGCAGGGGGATGGGGGTCTCGGACGACCTCTACATGCCCGTCTACTGGTAACAGTGGCTCCACCAAGCTTGGATTGGTTGGGAACAATGTCGTACTAGGACGGGCTGAAAGAACAGAAAGCGACGATGACTCACGATCGTGGAAGAGACTGCGCGACCAAGTGTCAACTGACAGACGTTGGTTTATACGGGCGCAAACTCGGGCACAGCTGACAAGGATGAAGATCAACATCCAAATCAAAGCGGCCACTAATCCCACTAGGTGGTGGTACTCGGGAAAAAGTATGATAAGAAGAAGTGTTAGGAGGAAGGTCACTACAAACGCAACAACAACCAGAGTGCAGGTGGTCCGAGTGACAGGTACCAAACTGATCAGTTGCGTATGAACACGCCACCAGCTTTCATAACGATAGGCCAGCGTCTGAGCAACATCCATCTCATCCTTGAGATTGACGACAAACGCAAGTGCAGCCCCAATCGTAGCAGCAGCTAATTGACGGTCCGGGGGAATACGTGCATCCCGGACGGCATCCTTCATCCAATGATTGACATCAGCAAACGTCGCCGGCGTACGTGGGCGTTGAAGCATCTTGAGCGCAACGGTATGAATAGCACCCCTAGGAACAGGGGTCCAAATATCTTCCGAGCACGTCCAAAGTATACGACCATACCCATAAAGCCGATC